CAACTTCTGCTGATGGATATCGGGGTTAATCTCGGCCGGGTTCTCATCCTCACGTATTATCCAAGTCGCTGCGATGTTAAGCAGTATGTCGCGATGTATTACCGTGTTCTGCCTCTCGCGGATTACGTGGATGTAAGCGCCCATCAATGCCGCTGTCTTAGGATTGCTCAATCCCGCGCTGAGTGCCTTCTCCATCTCAGTGAGTATCTTCTCCATCTCGCTGCCACTTAGCCCGCTGCTTAATCGCTCAAGCAGGCTCATGCTCATGCTGAACCTTTCGAGGGGCATGTTTACCTCTTTCGGGAATCGGTAGTACCTATGCCCGCCATGCTTGAATACTTCAACGAGGTTGTACGTGGTGGGCTTACTGCGAGTAAATGTTAATCGAAGTCGCTCGCCTAATCTTTTGAATAATTTCATCCAGTGTGTTCTTTGTGGTAATCTCTTTATCGTTGCTGATTAAACTGATGAATGTCCGCTCGGCACTCTCATCCTCATACACCACGCTGATGTCATTTGTGTTAACAATCAGGTCAAGCCATCGCTCATCCTTGTCGAGCAGCTCGTCCACTTCATCCTTGTGCTGCAAGGCACTAACCAAGATGAAGCCGGTCATCATGTCACCAACGGAGCAGCGGGCAGGTTTCATCAGGCACTCGGGTCTTGGCGGGTAGGAAGCATCCGCATTCGCGGCAAGTGTCAGTCAGCTTGATACGGTAGGGGCATGTCTTGCAAATCTCCATGCGCGGCTTCGATACCTCGCGGCTCTCCTTCGTGTCGAACGCCCACAGCGCCCAGCCGTGTGCGATGCTCTTAAGTTTCTTTAGCATTCTAAGCATTCCAGTAGATTTACAAAAGCGGGTTCCTCAGTTACGATGTCCTTATTCACAACGCTGAAGCTGATGCAGTCATACTCAACCTCGCAGATGGTGAACTTTGCGCAGCCATCCAGTCGAATCGTGTAGCCTTGCAGCGCGTCAATCTTAGCGCCCTCGATCATCAGTGTGCCATCCAGTTCGGATGTTGCGATGAATGTCTGCATGCGCTTGGTCGCGTTGTGCGTTAGCGTTATGGTGTAGCTTTCCTCCGGTGTTACATAGCCGAACTGAATGCCGCCATTGCAAGCCGCAACGCTGATGCCTGAATCGAAACATGGTGAACATACGCTCATAAGTATCGCTTTAGAATTGCGTTTACAAAGTAACGGAAACAATCGAGAAAGTCAGCACGCTCGGCAATGTTTTTTCGATTGGTCTTTATGATGGACCCATTCGCATCGCATTGCACTTGCTTCGCATCGAAGACGAATCCCTTGCAGCGCTTGGAGTTCACGCGTATGTCGAGCTTACGCAATGCAGCGTTGCAATCGATGCGGCTGTTGTAGTGCGTTGGGTTAGCCGGTATCAGAAACTGGCTATCGCTCATGCCGAGCCTGCGTTTAATCATGGTGTATGCGCTGGAGTTATCACGCTGTTGCACCGTGCCTCCCTTACCCATCGCATCGCCTGTAATCCTGATGAGCCCCATCGGGATGCCAAGCGCAAGCACGGCATCGCAGAACGCATCCACGCTGCCCTTCTCAATCTTTATCTCATCCACCACCACTGCGCCTCTGCCAACGTGCTGAAGCACCAAGGCGCATAGCGGGTTGATGTTAAAGTCAACGCTGATGTGCACTGGCATGTTGCGGTTCAGCTGCACGCTGTCATCGATGTGCTTGGAGTCATCCCACTCGTAGAGGAATGGATTCGCCACATCGTCCATCACATCCCAATCGCCCTCCACGAATCGGGCGTACTGCACAGGCGGTAGCTCCTTCAGGCTCTCAAGATACTCAGCCGGGATGTGCGGGTTGTCGGTAATCTTGCTCGGGATGAATGTCCACCGCTCGGGCAGCGTACCCTCCTTGTACCTCTCGTAAATGATTGACTTCACCCAGTTGTTCGCCGGGTTGCAAGTTGCCAGGCACACGATCGGCGGCTGGCCTATTGCCTTGTTCCAACTGCCGATACGTTCTTGCACCTTGTAAAAGGTTTGCTCTTGCAGCTCGTTCACTTCATCCAATCCCGCGCCGTTCACCTCGAGCCCCTTGAATCGGTTGAGGTCTTTGTCATCGTCAAAGCTCTCGGCCATGAACAGTAGCTCACTGCCATTGATGAATGTCACCACTTGCGTGTCTCGGTTCCAGCTTTCCACGTACTGATTCACGCCATCTTCAAGTATCGAGTTGAAGGATGGAAAGGTTGTGCGCTTCAGGTCGGGCAGGCTGCGGCGAATAATTACCCAACGGCTGCGTGGGTATTGCAGCGCAAGGTAGCTCAAGGTAAGCAACAGCCAATACGTTTTGCCGCCACGAATTGCGCCCCCGAATACGATGACACGGTATGCGCCTGATTCAATTGCCTCGAATGCTGTGGTCTGCCTGCCAGTGAGTTCGAAGTTCATTAATCCTCCTCATCATTCGGGTCGGGCATGCAGTCGATAACATGGCGAAGCACCAGCACCAGGCAGTACGCAAGCCCAACCATGAACAGGGTGAACAGCACTCCGATGCCGATGGACTTAAGCATTGCCATCCTCTTTCGTCTTGATGATCACCAACGGCTCTGTGGTCTTCAGCGTGGTCTCGTTGGTCTGCTTCGGCTTGCCGTATGCGCGGTCGAGCAGCAACTCGGCAGCGCGGGTATCACCTTTCGCAGCACGTGAGCGTATTGCTTTTAATATAGCTTCGGCAGCTGTTACGCCATCCTTCTCTTCGCCTAATACATCAGCGAGCAATACGTGAAGCTCCGGCAACTTACGAGGTCTGCCGTTCGGGTTTAGTGTTTCCCCCTTCTTCATTTTTCTGCCATCATGCGGGAATGCCATGTGTCTGTATTTCGTCTGTTTTATATGGCTGCCCATTGCGCTTTATCGTAAGCGTTGGGTCGAGTTTAATCATGCGGTCGACAATCACTTGACAATACTTCGGGTCGAGTTCCATGCCGTAGCATTTGCGTTTGAGTTGGTGCGATGCTACCATAGTTGAGCCGCTACCTAAAAATACATCTAAAACTAAATTAGTATTGTGGTTTTGTACTGCTTGTGACACCAATGAAATAGGTTTCATTGTTGGATGTAAACCTAACCTTTCTACTGAATGCCTCCAAATAGTTTGCTGTTGCTGACTTCCTTTCCAAATTGGCGGATTCCCATTTTTAAAACAATACAAAAAAGATTCGTAATTAGGTTTATACTGCGCTCCCATAGCGTGAAATCCTACATTCCCTTTATCCCAAATAAGCCAGTTTCTTATTTCTAAATCTAAATCTTTAATTCCTTCAATTGTTTCTTTTGATTTATTTATAGCAAAAAATATATAAAAAGGGCAATTTGAAGTAGTGAAAAATATTGTATTTGACAAAGATTCTTTAAATAAATCTGATAAATCTTCTCCTTTTAAATCATCATTTTTAATTGCTTCGTAACTATCTTTACCTTTCTTTTTGCCATTTTGATACATTGTTCCTTTTATTCCAACAAAATCTACTCCATAAGGAGGGTCTGTGAATACCATATCTGCCTTCTTTCCATCCATCAACTTTGCCACCGCATCGCTATCTGTTGAATCTCCACAAAGTAAACGATGCTCACCAATCTCGAAAAGGTCACCAAGCACGATGTCGGTTTGTATTTCATTAGGTACTTCGTAATCGTCCTCAATGGCTTCAAGTGATTGCTCTGTTTCAAAGTTTGGAATATCCAAGCCCCACGCATCGAGCTGCTCGGTATCCCAATCATTCTGAAGCATAGCCCAATCCCATTCGCCACCGCTTACGTTATCTTTAATTAAGAACTCGCGTTGCTGCTCTTCGGTTAGGTTGTCTGCAATGATTATGGGTATTTCCTTTAATCCGGCTTCCTTGCATGCCTTGAGTCGCATATTGCCACCAAGCACCACCATATCGCTATTGACTACGATAGGACGAATGGAAAGCATCTGAGGTAAGTCTTTGATTGACTGCACGAGCTTGGCAAACTTCTCATCCTTAATCAATCGAGGATTGTTCGGGTTGAGTTTAACTTCTGATATCTTAACTGCTTTTGTTTTCATCGCCTCCGTGCTTTGCGGTACTTCTCAGCCTCTGCCAGTGCGATTGCCTGCGCTTGCTGCGGTGGATATCCCTCGCCTATTAGCTTGCGGATGTTCATGCTGATTACCTCTTGGCTGTCTCCTTGGAATAGTGGCATGCTATGCTGTAATTAGTTCGGTGAATATACGGCTTTCGTGCTGTGCATTTAGACTGTGCCCATTGGTAACGATTTGATTGTATTGCCGTGGGTAGATAACGAGGTTGTGTAGCTTGCCCGATGCGAATACCTTGCATGTGTAAGCGTTGTTCTTATCGCGGTCTTCGGTTGGCAATATAACACCGAACTTATACTCGGGTTCATCCGTTGGCAGAATTAGCTTGTTAACCTCTGCAAAGCCTTTCAAATCCTTTTCAGTGAATGCCACGGCTATATCGTACTCCAATCCGGGATGCGTAAGGTAGCCGAAATAATGCGGCTTGCCGTTCACCTCTGAATCAATGAATACTCCGGCTCTTAATCTGCGTGTCATAGGTTGTATCTTTCGTTGTAGTATTGTTCGGCTTCTGTTTGAAAAAAATCTTCGTCTTTAAACCAATATTCTGATGATAATGGTAATATGTAAGCGTTTTTTATCTGCTCCTTCTCCATTGCTTTGGCTAATAGGAATATTGTATTTACATCTTTTGCTTGAGTTGTTGGCTCTGCTAATTTTGTATGATACCACTCTAATGCTGTCTGCTTCATAACTGGTATGTGTCTATTCGTTTCTTCACCATCTCAATGAATCGCTCCATCATTGTCGCGTAGAAGCTGTTGAAATCCTTATGCCCTTCGGGTGCGTGTTCGAATAGCACGTAGAGCGTTGATCGTAACCGCTGGCTCGGTGTCTTACTTCCAAGTTCTGCGGCATCGAGCTTAAGGTTGTTGAGTAGCTGTTCATCGTTGTAATTGAACTGCTCGCCTTTGAATGCCATCACACCCACGCCACCCATCCACTGGTTGAACAGTGCGCTCGTTTGCTCGGGTGAAAGCTCCTGCGTTCCGATTGTTACCTTTATCGTCTTATCGCGGCGCGTGGCTACCGATTCAATCGCACATGGTATGGTTAACAGCTTAGCATCCATATTCAGGAATATTTTGCTTAGGTTCGTGCTTGGGATTTGTCTTTAAGCCATCCATGTAATCGTACACCATCCGGCGAATCGTTGACTTATGCGACTCAGGAACGCGGAATGTAATGTTAACCGTTGGCTCGCCATATAGCGGCTTCGCTCCAGCGCCCTCGCGGTAGCCCCCTCGCCCTGTCTTTATGTTTTCACTTTCCATTGATGTTTGCAAAGATAAGTATTTATTTGATTGTGTGGTGCATTTCGATGCCGTTTTTTTTCAAAAGCATCAGCCACCCATAGCAGCGTTTGAGGTATGCCTTGCGCACGAATGAGCCATTAGGTGCGTGTTTCAATTGCGCTGCGTAGCTTCGATGCGTTCGCGTGGTGCTGTGGTATGTTACGCATCCATGTTTTATCGTTGCCTCGTTCGGCTGGTAGTTATTCATGCGCTCGATTAGTTGCTCTTCGATTGTCATTCTCTATTTTTAAACTTTCTTAAAAATTTTTCCATTTCGTCTTTTATATCTTGAGCGGTAATATTTGTATTTTTTATATCTATGCCATCTGTATAAATGCCATCAAACCATGATATAGAGTTAACTATCTCAAAACCTAAGCTTTCGTCATCAGTCATTGATACAAATGCAATAATAGATTTATTTATATCAGCTTTAACCCAAGCATATTTATAATCATTAAAACATTGAACACTTACCCAGCCTTTATTTTCAAAATAATTATCTACAACTGCAATAGGGTAATCAATAAATTCATCTAAATTAAAAAGCCCGTTTTGTAAATTATCTTCCATTAGAACGGATTAAAATCAAAAGTTTCATTAGGCTGCATTGCTTTCGGCTCGAGCTCAGGCATGTAATGCTCAACTGGTAGAAAAGTGCTGCCACCACTCGAGCCGGTATCGTGAAAGCTCGTGAGCGTGCTGTTATGCTTAAAGCGTACCTCACCGGTTGAACCTTGCCGGTGCTTCTCGAATAGATAAAATACATCGGAGCTATAAGGGTTGCCAGCTTCATCATTCAAGCCGTAGTATTCAGGGCGATAGACGAACATAACGGTATCGGCATCCTGTTCGATGCTTCCCGATTCGCGAAGGTCTGAGAGTATCGGTCGTTTATCGGCGCGTTGCTCGACTTGCCTGCTTAACTGGGCAAGTGCGATTATTGGAATGTTTAACTCTTTTTGTGCGGCTTTCAATGTTCGGCTTATCTCTGCAACCTCAGCCTCTCGATTACCGCCTCTGAAGCCCTCTATCGTCATCAGCTGAAGATAGTCAATTATTGCCCATTTGCAATTATTCTTACGTGCTTCGCGCCGCATTATGCGTATTGCCTCATGCACACCGCATCGCGGCTTATCGTAGATTGTGATGGGTAACTTCTCAACTAATCCGATCGTTGTTTCGAATGCGTGTAGCTCGGGCTGAGATAGGTTCCCATCGCGTAGGCGTGCGCTGTTAATCGCATCGTTCGCGTGTTGAAGTATGAGCCGCTGGCAGAGCTGGCTTTGATTCATTTCGAGGTTGAAGTATATGCCAGGCTCGTTGAACTGGCAGGAGTGGTACAATGCGAGGGCAGTCTTACCCATCGATGGCCTGCCTGCTAAGATTATAAGCTCGGGATGGAAGCCTCCGGTGAATCGGTTAAGTGCTGCGATGCCGGTATTGAGCCCGCTTGTCTTACCGCTTTGGTGCAATGCAGCGCGGCGGTAGTATGCTTGCCGCTCTTCGTGCGTGAGCTGAAGGGTAGTTATTATGTTATCGGTAGGGCTGCCATTCTCGATCAGGGTGTTGAGGCGCTTGATGATGTTTACGGCTGTTTCACCGCCGCTCTTTAGCTTGCCGAGTCCGAGTGCCTCTTCGGTTAGGATGTGGTTTATATTGCGTTTGATGTGTTCATCTTTAAGAATGCTGATGTACTCATTGATCGGCTCTGAGTAACTCAGCTCATTGCCCCACTGGGTAACGCTGGCAATCTCATTAGCCGTGAGTGTTTTTTCAGTCAATGCGTATTTCCCGAAGGTAACGAATGTCGGCTGCTTTCCGTCCTTCATTATCGCGTTTATGACCTTAAATGCTTTGAGTGCTGTATCGTCTGCGAAGTGTTCATCGATAAGCTGCGGCGCGATTTCCTTATAGTTATCATCGCCGTTAAGGCAGAGGAACATAAGAGCCTGTTCTATCTTTGGTATGTTCATAGGTCAAAGGTATTTTTTAAT